CTGCCATGCTCTGTTCCCGTGTCAGCTTTCGCCTTTCGGTTAGGCAGGTGGTTTACCGCGTTATCTTACGGTGTAGTTCCCACACTACAAAACAACATCATGCCCTATCTGGGCGCACATCCAATCCTATTGTTGCCATTTAATCTTCCTCCGTTTCATATTCTTTCATTACGTCAATGGCGTAATGATGAAATTTTGTATCGTTCTCATAGCCCACATACTGCCTATCTGTTATGGTCATGCCACCTTCTTGCAGAGCCTTTGTCAGTTCCTTTTTCCGCTTATTATAGTTCTTCTTTGTGAAAAGGGACAATCTAGCTTCTGACACGATCATATAGCTTTGATTATCTGCAAAGAGATCAAGCCTATCTGACATAGGTGTGATGACCAAGTATTCCTCTGGTGGTGTATCTGAAAACACACCGGTCTCCACAGGAATATTTAGGGGCGCTAGTATGTGGTTTATATCTGCAAGTAAACTCATAGTTTTTCAATCTCCTTATCCAGCGCACTTTTCATCGCTTCCATACATTCCTTTTTAGATGCTCTTTTTGAGGGCTTAAGCCATGGCTTTGGCGGTTGACCGGACTTACCATACTCGATAACCGCAGCCTTTAGTGCATTGGATACACCTTTACTATCTTTGGTTGTCGGAATACCCACACGAAGCGTCCAATCCCCTTTATAGTTCTGCACCGGCTTCGAGGATTCAAGAGATTCTAGTAGCTCACCCGTTGACTGGGATGGTTTCTTTGTTCCCTGACCAATGCGAAGGGCTAGATTGCTTTTAGCCTTCTTGATGGCTGGCTCTGCACCTTCTTGAAGGACCCTCGGTACAATATCATCGAACTTGCTATTTAGCTTTGAGAGCTTATTGATAAAATCCTCTGGCATCTTAAAGATTGCTTTTGCCATATTCATCACCCCTTTGACCCTGTCACTTTTTCCGCCAACACCTCAACATACATGCCTTTTTCTCTGATATCTTCCACACTCAAAATATTGTACTTTTCACCCTTACACACCAATACATGAGTCGTGCTGATATCAATAGTGGGTGGCTTGCGAAACCTAAACAGGGCGGTAGCAGTTGTAAAGCTTGCCCTGTTTTTCCAGGTTTCATTGCCATGCCTGTTTTCTTTATAGGCTCTGGTTTTTAGTAAAAGGACTTCTTCTTTTGTCACGAAGCCTTCTTCATCTTTCACCGAGTTGGTGCTATAGATTTCAATAAAAGTCTGCATCATTCCAAAACTCATATGACCACGTCCCTATTCATGCGAAGGAGCATGTTTACCACACGCCACACCTGTTCACTGGCATCCACCTTATCCTGAAAATAGCCGCCAGTGCTACCATCCCGACTTTCGTAAAAATGAGATGATAGCATAATGACAGCCTGTTCTGTGGTCGGATCCATGGGATTTATCTCATAGAATCCCGACACTTTCTTCTGATAACCTTCCGCATAAGAGGTGGCAGCAGTGATGTAGCTTGTGATGAGCTCATCATCCTCATTATGATCAAGGATCAGATTCTTTTTTACCTTCTCAAGTAAAGCTGACATCACCGACTACCCCCCTTCCTTATTCTGATGCCATAAGTCCTGCAGCTTTAAGCTTAGCAAGAAGTGCATTAAAATCAGCGACCAACTCTGGAACATCAGCTGCGGTGCTATCTGCCTGAAGGGCAGAGGGTTTAACCTCCACTCCACTAAAGGTAAGCTTCCCTTCAGAGGTGACTAAAAGTTCGCCACCGATAACCGTTTTATCTCCACCCTGTTCTGTATAGTTCTTTACATTACTCATAGAGCATCACCTACGCTTTCTGCTGAAGAACCTTGATGGCTTCAGCAAGAATCAGTTTTCCATCCACTCTCTGGCTTGCCTTAAAGCCCACCTGACCGGTAGCTGCAAAGAGCTCATTGAGTCTCTGGAAGGAACGACCTTGTCGATCGGCCACCCAGTAGTATCCAAAATCACCAAAGGCAATGGACTTCGCTCCCGCTGCAATGGTTGGTACATAGGCCGAAGTCTTTACAGGTCGATTCAAGATAGTGTCAGGCTGACCCGCAGAGATGGAAGGCTGCCACAAATACTGACCGTTACCATCTTTCAGTTTTCGAATGGCTTTTACTGTCGCATCGTTCATGACGAAAATGGCATTCTTTCGATAAGGTGACTTCAAGCTGTAGAAGAGATCCATAATCTCATCAACGGTAATGGCTGTAGCAGAAGCCGCAGTCACACCAAGCTCTGCTCCACCAGTGGTATTGAAAATACCTGTAGGTTTACCGGAACCATCACCCACGAAGAAGGCTTCCTCTTCCTTGGCACCGATTCGTCTAGCAAATTCCCTTGCAATGTAGCCTTCAAGGTTAAAGACGCTGTCATTAAGAAGCTCCTCAGATACCTTGATCATGGTTGCAAGCTTATAGGCGCCAATGGACACTTGAGTGAATGCATCATCAGATTCAGGAATCGGACCTTCCTCATCCACCCACGATGCAGTTCCTTTAGATGCCACCACTGGAATCTTTCTATCCCCGGATGAAGTGGTGATGACCTTGGCGATGCTTCTGAAGATGTTCTCTTCCAGAAGGGACTCAATCAAGGTCTTTTCAAATTCGTCTGGCACCAGGTAGCCACCTTCTGAATCCGTACCAATCTGAAGTGCATTTTGCACATCATAGCTGTTCTTGTTTCTCATGGCTTTCCAGAACGCTTGTCGATACTCATTGGAGGCTCTACCCTTCTTCTCTTCTCCGCCCATGGCGCTTCCTGGCTTATTGGTAATAGGAGATGAAGTTGGACGGGCAAGCTCCTCATCGATGGAGGCTCTGCGCTCCAGCCTTTCGATTTCTTTTCCCAGGTTGACTACTTCCGCTTCCATCTTGTCGTAGGTGGCAGTATCTTCAGCAGAAAGCATACCGTCAGTTCCTCTTTTGCTATCTAGGAAGGCTTTCGCATCTTCCCAGGCTTTTGCTCTCTTTTCTCTCAGTTCAAGAATTTTGTTCATATCATTTTCCTCCTCAAATTAGTGAGCGATCAGGCTCAGTCTTTTTTCCAGCTGTTCAATTGGTGTTCTGTTCTCCGGTTTGGGTGGGATTAACTTTGTTAAAAGCGAATTGGCTACAGCGGCTCTAGAAAACATCACAGCTTCCAGAGGCTCACCCTCCACTTTCTCCTCCTCACCGGAAAACAGGATTGTATCTGCAAATCCCAGCTCCACTGCTTTTCTTGCATTGAACCAGGATTCTGCATCCATCAAGTGAGATATCTTTGTTCTTGTAAGACCTGTTTTGATTTCATAAGCATTCATGATACTTTCCTTAACTTCTGACAGCATCTCACTGGCCTTTTGCATTTCCTTTGAATCCCCGATGGCTACCGTCATGGGATTGTGGATCATCATCATAGCCACAGGTGACATCTGTACTTCCGTTCCTGCCATTGCAATAACAGAAGCAGCTGATGCAGCCAGCCCATCAATCTTCACCGTCACATTTCCCTGATAGTCCATCAGCATGTTGTAAATCTGTGCGGCTGCAAAAACATCTCCGCCAGGCGAGTTGATCCAAACGGTGATATCTCCCTGAGCCGACTCAAGTTCTTCCTTGAATAGCTTTGGAGTCACTTCGTCCCCATACCAGGTTTCATCAGAAATTTCTCCATTTAAAAAGAGGGTTCTTTCACCCTCATTCTTGACCCAGTTCCAAAATTTGCGTTTCATCTGCTTTCCTCACTTCCCTTCTTATTTGCTGTTTCACTCTGACCTTGGCCGCCAAATAGACCAGCATCTTTAAGCTTTGTCATATTGCCATTGATTAGATATAGATTTCCTCCTTCCTCATCAGGGATCGGGTTCATATCCTCCATCTCTCTTATGTCATTGGCTGAAAGCCATCCATTCTGCCTTGCCACGGAATAACCATTCATACGACTTTGATAATCACCTCTGAGAAGTCCGTCCACATTGAGCCTAATAAAAAACTCCTGCTTCTCTTTTGGAAGTAGGAGTGAACGCTGCATGGCTTGTTCCCATCTTATGACCCAAGGATCCAGGGTGTATTTGACAAACTCTAAGGATTGCTGCTCAATATTTGAGAAGCTGGATTTCTCAAGGTCCCCAACCATATGCGGTGGGATGCGATAGAGCCTTGCTATTTCGTTGATCTGAAATTTTCTGGTTTCAAGAAACTGTGCTTCTTCCGGTGGAATACCAATCTGCTGATATTTCATCCCTTCTTCAAGGACGGCAATCTTATGGGCATTGGCTGTTCCACG